AACGTAGACTTCAGTGGTCGTGGTTCGATTGCTGATGGTACTGTACCTCAGATCGCTGGTATCAACCTCATCAAGACACCTCACTTGCCTACATCGAACGTAACAGGCACTGGTGTTGATGCTGGTGGTGCAGGCGGCGGTCAAGCTGTCAACGCTTCTAACACAGTTGCAATCGTTACTCACACTTCAGCGGCAGGTACTGTCAAGCTCATGGATCTGGCTGTTGAGTCAGAGTATGACATTCGCCGTCAGGGAACCTTGATGGTTGCCAAGTACGCGATGGGCCACGGCGTGTTGCGTCCTGAGGCTGCTGTTCAGATTCAGACTGCTTAAACCTTCTAGCGGGAGTCCTTAACGGGGCTTCCGCTTTTTTTTAGCTATGAGGTTCCAATGCGAAACTATAAGTCTGAATACAAGAATTATCATAGCAAGCCCAAGCAAAAGAAAAACAGAGCTGCACGTAACGCGGCAAGGGCGCTTGTTATAAAAAAAAGGGGTGCTGCGACAGTTGCCGGTAAGGACGTAGACCACCGGGATCGTAACCCAAGAAACAACAGCTCAAGAAACCTACGGGTACGCAGTAGGTCGTCTAACAGGGCTGACAACCAATGAGGAATAAATTGTGGCTTTAGTAACACCTACCTCTGAGCTAGAGGCCGTGAACATCATGCTGAGTTCGATAGGTGAGGCACCAGTGTCAACCCTAAACGACCCTACGCTTGTAGATGTGGTACTAGCTCAGTCTATTCTTAACGAGACCTCAGTAGACGTTCAGTCCTCTGGTCTTCACTGCAACACAGAGATTAATTACCCACTAGAACCTAATGTGAATGGTGAGGTTCTGGTGCCAGCTAACTGTGTAAGGATTGATACATCGGAGCGTAGCTCACACATAGATGTTGTCCAACGCGGTACAAAGCTCTATGACAGAGAGAAGCGAAGCGACTCATCCTTCTCAGGAACTCTGTATGTAGAGATGGTTCTTCTACTAGCCTTTGAGGATCTCCCACAGCACGTCAAACGCTATGTCACCGTCAAGGCAACAAGGCGCTTCCAAGGACGCTTCATGGGATCTGAGACTCTAGCAGGCTTCACACAGGCAGATGAGCAAGAAGCCCTGCTTATGTTTGAACGCGCAGAGGCACACACAGAAGACAACAATATTCTCAAAGACAGCTACGACACACTCAAGGTCGTTGCTAGAGGGTCACACCGACGATCAATAAGGTAATGTGCCATGCCATTAGTTTCTACAAGCATACCAAACTTACTTAACGGAGTCAGTCAGCAACCCTCATCTCTCAGACAAATTACTCAAGGAGAGGTGCAGGAGAATGCGCTGTCCTCTGTTATTGATGGGCTAGTAAAACGCCCACCTACAGAACACATTGCAGAGATTATTAACAGTGGGTTGTCAAGCCTTTCATCGACCATACACGTCATTGATCGCAGTCCTACAAACCGGCAGATCATTGTTGTCACTGCGACACCCAGCTCTGCATCTCTAAATGTATTTAACATCGACGGTACAAGCATCTCAGTTACAGCATCTAACACTGACCTACAGTACCTCTACTGCAACAACCCAGCACAGGACTTACAGTTCCTTACCGTGGCTGACTTTACGTTTGTAGTAAACAAGACCAAGACTGTAGCGATGCTTCCAGGTACTGTGCCGGGGTCGATTACAGGCGCTAATGATTACCAAGAGTTTAGTGACCTACCTACTAGCGCAAGCTCAACACCACCAACGGTTGGGGAGGTATATGAGGTTGTAGGATCAGCTACGAATGCCTTTGATAACTTCTATGTTAAGGCTGTCTCACAAGACGCCTATGAGGAGACTGTGAGGCCCGGCATTCAGTTCCAGTTAGATCCTGCGACAATGCCACACGCAATCGTGCCTAACTCATCAAGTGTACCCACCTCATTCACCCTACAGCAGAATACTTATAATGACCGTGTAGTTGGTGATCTTGACTCAGCTCCCGATCCATCGTTTGTTGGTAAGACCATCTCAAACATCTTCTTCTTTAAGAACCGTCTAGGCTTTTTATCGCAAGAGAATGTGATTATGTCTGCCGCTGGTGACTTCTTTAGATTCTTCCCCAAAACCGTTGTGACTGTACTGGCTGATGGCCCTATTGATGTCTCAGTGAGCCACACCAAAGTAGCTACACTAAAACATGCGATAGCCTTTAATGACTCCCTGACGCTGTTCAGTAGCCAGACACAGTTTGTTGTAGAGAATGAAGGAGCGCTGACGCCACAGACAATCTCTATTGTACCTAGTACAGAGTTTGAGAATGACCCTGCGGTACGGCCCGTGGGTGCCGGTAACGTCTTATACTTTGTGGCTAGTCGAGGTGACTTCTCTAGTGTACGTGAATACTACATTCAGGCAGAAACCATCATCTCTGATGCTATTGAGGTCACTGCACACGTCCCTAAGTACATCCCTAAGAATGTCGTAAAGCTGGCAACGTCCAGTAACGAAGACATCCTAGTTGCCCTATCGAGCAACAACAGAGACCGCTTGTATGTCTACAAATGGTTTAGCGATGGCTCTCAAAAGCTACAGGCGAGCTGGTCTACATGGGTATTTCCTTCAGTTACCCAACAAGGTTCTATCCTAGATGTGACCATCTTAGAGAATGACCTGTACATGGTGGTGTCCCGTGGTGATGGCGTGTCTATAGAGAAGATGTCGTTACAGTACATCGACGACACTGGCCTTGGTTTTAACGCTAGAATAGACAGGAAAGTGACTGTAACAGGATCTTACAACCCTTTAACAGACAAGACCACATGGACGCTACCCTACACACAGGCAACTAGCGTTCCTGTAATCGCCGTAAAGACAGGCTCATGGCCTAATCGTAAAGGTGCAAACATTACCACCACACGTCCTACCATAACAACAGTACAGGCTGATGGTGACTACTCAGCACACCCTGTGATGCTTGGTGTCGAATATACGATGAACTACCAGTTCTCTACTCAGTTTGTCAGAGAGAACAATGGGCAGCAGTCGATACAGTCAGGGCGATTACAGTTGAGAACCATGAGGATCAACTTTGAGGATACAGGCTTCTTCAAGGTTGAGGTGACGCCTGAGGGCCGAGCCACTAATACCTATGAGTTTACAGGTGTTGTATTGAACAAACCTGACTCTACTATTGGTGATGTCCCCCTAGATGACGGTACCTTCCGATTCCCTATACAATCAAAAAATGATCGAGTGAGTATCAATATTAAGTCAGACAGTTACCTCCCGTGTGCCTTCCAGAATGCTGAATGGGAAGGATTCTATACGTTGAGGTCTAACAGGATATGACGTTTAGTTTTATTGATGCTACCCCAGAACATGCAGACTACCTAGCTACCCGGTTGCGTCCCATAGACGCACTTGAGGTGGCTTGTGTAGGTAGTACCCCAGAGAGAAGTCTCCATCTCAGCTTGACCTTACCTAACTCCAAGGTCTTGACCGCAGTGGATCAGCAAGACACCCCCTTGTTTATGTGTGGTGTTTCACAAAGCCCAGAACAGCCTGATATGGGTGTTGTGTGGTTACTCGCTTCAAAAGAGATTATGAAACATAAAAGACACTTCCTGAAGATGTCAATGCCTATCTTTGATGATTTCTTAAAGGGCTATAAGGCACTGTACAACTTCGTTCACAAAGATAACAAAACAAGTATTCGCTGGCTTGAGTGGTGTGGATGCACCGTGGATAAGAGTCAGCCATATGATGTTGGGGGACACCCTTTCTATCTACTTATTAAGGAGAGATAACATGGCAGTCGATACAAGCAGCATCGGTGGTGGCGGCCTCTTCTCGGCAGGGTTTGGCAAGGATGAGCTGAGCGGCGCTATGTTTGGTATGCAGTTAGGATCTTCTTTATCTGCCGCGTCAGCAGCAACTAAGATGCAAAAGTTGCAAAACAAGTATGCAGGACAATCCGCACGACGTGCTAGAGATTTAGACCAAAAGATTCTTATAAGGAAAGCTGGCGAGACAGCAGACGCATTTGGGCAGCAGGCTTTTGACAGAGAAATTGCTGCGATGGAAATGGAGTCAATGGCTAATGTCATGGCTGGTGAAGGTGGTGTCTCAGGTATCTCTGTACAGCGGATCATGGACGATATTAACCGTCAAGAAGGCTTACAAGAAGTAAGGCAGGAAAAGAGTTTTGATAGCGCAATGGCGTCTATTAGAGACGAGAATGAAGCCTCTATACAAAACATGATTAACCGCTACATGGGATTGCCCCCAGTGCCTTCAGTCAACCCATTGGCTATCGCGATCAATACGGCTGCTCCTTATGTGCAGTCAGGTGCGAACAACATAATGGCGACAAGACAAGACTTAGGTAAGTTGCAGGGAACTGGGCAGACCAGCCAATCCTTTGCAAGGCGTGTAGATGCCTACTCTCGCCCTGCTCCCATTCCACAGAACACCTCACTAGATCAGCTCACAGATGCATTGGGTGTAGCCGGTAGAGCCACAGCTCAAATGCTTGGACGTAAGGCGGCTGAAGAACGCGCTGAGAAAGAGAAGCTAGACGTTGAAAAGGCACAAGCCTATGCACGACGATTTAGTGCCGAAAATGATGGCGGTCTACTAACATCTATTCAGCTAGGTGAAGCCTTTGCTGATATGTCTGAGCATTTGGTTGCACAGAT